CAGAGTTCCGCAATCGCTTAGATGCAATCATTACATTTAACAAACTACAACGTGTTACTATCGTTAAGGTTGTTGAGAAGTTCCTTGAAGAACTGCGTTCACAAGTTAAAGATAAGAATATCAAAATTAAGATTGATAAAGAAGCAGTTAACTGGTTAGTTGATAATGGATATGATAGTAAGATGGGGGCCCGCCCACTACAACGTGTTATTGATAAGGAAATCAAGCGTGACCTTGCTAAGATGATGTTGTTCGGCGAACTACGTGGCGGCGGTTGGTTAATGGTCAATGTTGCTGATAATAAGATCGTACTTTCTGCCAAAGGTAAACTAGCAGATGTACCTCTGTTAGCAATAGATGATGTTAGAGAAAATGCAAACTAAGATAACTAATCGACTGTTTAATAACAAATACCAATACAAAGTTGTATTAGTTTGTGGGGGTGCCTCTTATTTTAGAGATAAAGACTTTGATCATATAAGAGAGCGCCTTGCTAAATTTAGTTTTGAAAATCCGGGAACGCGATCATATCATAGTTCGGGTATTAAAAATCAAGAAGAATTAGATTGGACGTTTAAGTTGTTAGTGGCACTACAGGGTATGACTGATTATGATATCCGTGTTGAACAGCCGTTTTTATCCATTTATACAAATACAAAGAAAAACATTGACAAGTTAACTAAGATCAATCCAGATAAAGTAAAATACATCAGTGTACCGCCTACTAATAATACCCTAACAGAAAACACGATAATTACAAGCAAAATTGATTTTGATTATCGTGTTACCTTGGGCAAAACTACCCGCGAACATTCAGCGTTTGTATCTTGGGCAAACAACAATAAGAAGTTACGATTAACTAAGAGCTGTATCAAAGATTTGCAGAAAAATAACAGCTGGGGCGGAACTTACTTCTATATCACCGGCGATAATAACTTACTCTTGGCAAAAATGCACTTGGGCGAAGCTATAAACAGGGTAGATCGCATTATAAAGACTAATCCGTAAGTTCGTTAAGCGATAAATACTCTAACCGCAGAGTATTCTGCTGTCTTTTAATTACGGATCAAAAAATGCGCATACAAGAACTGCTAGAAGGTAAATTTTTTAAAGATATAGACTTTGTTAAACAGGGCGAAAAAGGCCGTGAGTTAGACTACGATTTAACAGAGGATATAGCATTTTTTATGAATCATGACGATGATGCATATCGTCGCCATACTCACCCAGCTATCATGCACTGCGTTGACAGCATGAAGCATCATATCAAACCTAAAGCAGATATTTTTGCATCAGCAATCAAAGAATGCTACAAGATGTATGTAAAGCAATTCCCAATTCGTGAGCTTCCAGATAACTTAGACGAAGAAGTAGTTAAACAAATATGCGATAAGATGCATGAAGAAGTTCTCCAACACATCGGTGATGGAAAGTACAAGGACTAATTGTGCGACTACGTGAGCTGTTCATCCGTGAGAACAAACCGGCGCCTGATGATAGTATGGAAAAATACGGTCGGGCGTTTAACCACCCCGAACATTTAGTATTTTTCAAAGGTTCCAAGGGAACAATTGAAGCCCTAAATCATTTTAAAGAAATTGCTACAGAACAGCCTGGAGAATCAACTGTTAGGGGCAAGTGGGACGGTAACCCGCAGGTATACTGGGGCAGAGAAGTTAAAGGTGGTCCACTAATTCTAGCAGGACATAATCAATGGTTGCGTGGTGTTAAAAGTGATAATAAAGAATCAGTATATGATTTTATCGCCAATCAGAGCGGTAAAGTAAAAACACCAGAAGAACAAAAAGCAAGACATAACTTCGCAACAAACTTTAGCAATCTATATCCATTGTTCGACGCGGCAACTCCTAGAGATTTCGTAGGGTTTGTTTATGCTGATGCATTGTTCGGAGTGGACCCATCCTTAAATAAAAAATTAACCAAGATGGATGGTTATCCTAAAGGCGTATGGACGTTTTGTCCTAATCCTAATTCGAAAACTTGTTATCATGTTGAAGCAGACCCTGAAAAAAGTGAACTAGGTGCAAGGATAGCTCAAGCTAAAGTTATGGTAGTCGGACATGCTAAATTTGACACGTTTGGAGCTCCAGATAGAGCGCAACAACCAATGGATGACTTTGAAATGTTCAACCAAACTAGTGGTTTGATCGTTCAAGGTCCTATCTATACTAGCAGTGGTAGCGGACAAGATACTAGTGAAATTGATGAAATAATTGATCGCGTAACTGATGAAGTTTCAGCAGTAGGTGCTAACCTAGATGCATTTATTGCCAGCTTACCAGATCCAGATAAAAACGGAATATTCTATCCGTTCTTCAATGCTATGAGCGGATTACATGCTAGAAATGAACAAGCATTTGATAGCATTACTGCCGAAACATTTACCGGATGGATGCTTAAGAAGGGTGTAAGTAAAAACAAACAAGCACACATTATACAGATGATTAAGACATATCCAGGTGCATTTGATTCAATGTTGCAATTAATTAAAGACATTAGAAACATGAAAGACCGAGTATATGCCGCATATAAGGGTCAAGGAACTCCAGAAATATGGGATACAAACGGCGAAGGTTATGTTAGATATGCGAATCCCGAAAAGCATAAATATGGTAATATAAAGATTGTACCAACATCTTGGGCACCGGGTAAAAAAGAATCATGAATTTAAGAGAACTATTTGAAGCAGGCGCAGTTGGAGCTCTAGCAAGGCCTTTAGTTAATAAGGCCGTTAAAAAAGCCGCCGAAAGAGAAGTAGGCAGTGAAGTTGGTTCTGTAGCTCTACCTAGAGTAAAAGCACAAACTCGTGCAATAGCTAACGCTCAAGAAAAAGAAGAAAACTCCAAGGTCAGTGCGGCATTTTGCTTTGGTAGATTCAACCCTGCACATCAAGGACATGCAAAAGTATGGGACGAAGTGGCAGGTGCTGGGCATAAATGGTACATCGGTACCAATCCTACAACTATCGGGCCTAATGATCCTCTACCATTTAATGTTAAATCTGCATGGATGGAAGCTATTGATCCTAAGATTAAAGGACATATTGTAGGTGAAACAAGCGTAGTTACACTAGCATCTAAAATATATGCCGATATAGGTGAAGGTAATTATGTCAATTACGTAACTGACCAAACTGACTGGGCATGGAGTGGTAAACTTTTAAAACAATACAACGGTGTTAAGGGCCCTCACGGTTATTATAATTTTAAAGACATTCTCCATGTAGAAAGCCCTCGGGTCACCAGTGCTACTGATCTACGTAATGCGGCTCGAGCAGGAAACGAAAAATTATTTTATAAACTATCAGGAACTGATCCTAGTTTAACAGTCGGTGGCAAACATTATTTTGAAACTGTTGCCGAAGCATGTGGTCAACATCCTGAAAAAGTTAAAAAAGCTAAATCAATTAAAGAAGTTAATCAACAGATCCGAGATAAAAAACAAGCAGTAGCAGAAGCAAAATCCCACGGCACTTATTCTAGATTAGATGTTGATGTTGATAGAGCATTGCCAGGTGTGTGGGTACAAAGAGAACTACGTAATACAGATCCATATATGCAATACCGATACGGTCTAGCACTTGCGGCAGCTCGCGCTGATGCTGCCGGTGATGTCAAGTTTGAACAAGAAAGTCCATGGGCAGAGAATTTAACCCTAGTTGGGTTTGTTCCTGAAGATGAAGATGTGATTAAAGCTGCCGATAAACTGTTAGGTGTTACTGGTACACGCATTGCTGATCAAAAAAGTCTAGAACCTATTGATACGTACAAGACCAGTGCCGTAGCTAATATTAAGAAAAATCAATACGGAATATAATATGCGAGCAAAAGAATTTGTTTCTGAAATGAAAGATACTAAAATGACCAAGCGTCAGAATCAGTCAACAACTGGGGTGCATCTTTACGGAGACGGTGAACATATCAGCGGTGATTACACTGCATATCGCATGGGCGTAGCAGTTGCGTGTGCTGACGGCAGTAATGATAAATTAGATATAGATCCAAAGAGCTGGATAGGTAAAAAGAAGTCTGCGCATCCTTACACTCAGGAAGAAAGTGACATGCTTAAACAAGCATATAAAGCAGTCGGCGCGGACTGGAAAGATTATAACAAAGGCAACCTTAATAGTGATGAACTAACTACTGTTAATACAACTAGCCCGGTTGCAACTCATAAAAAGAACAAATACGGTGTATAATGGAAAATAAAAAATATCATCTCTCAATTAAATCTGCATTTGCTAGTGAATATGCATTTGCACTTAAAGCACAAAACTTCCACTGGAATACAGAAGGTGCAAGTTTTTATCAATTACACTTATTATTCGAACGAATCTATGACGAAGTATACGGAGTCGTTGACCAATTCGCAGAAGAATTACGTGCATTAGAAATTTATACTCCTGCTAGTCTTGGTAGATTTAGTATGTTATCGGCGATCGATGATGAAGATCAAGTACCAGATGAGCGTGGTATGTTAGAAGAATTGCTAGCCGACAGTGAAAAAATGGCAGGTATATTTAAATTACTATTTACTATGGCTGAAAATGCAGGAGATTTTGGTCTAAGTAATTTCTTTGCTGATCGCCTTGATGCGCATAAAAAACACAGCTGGATGCTAAGAAGCATGTTAAAATGAAACAATATAGGATTACCACAGAGCATTTAAATCAAGACAGTTCAGAAGACTGCTACATCGCTCCTGACGATCCTATTAATGAATTGAAAGCAATACAACACTTAGCTGGTTTAGGTGCAGATGCTAGATTGCACGAATTACGTGCTAACAAAGGTAGTAACATTAGTGTAACCGGTAATAATAAAGGCGAACTAATGAGAAAACATAATATTAAACCTGGAACTCCAGAGTGGTTTCAATTATGGTTTAGTAAACCTTATTTGACTGGTGAAAAACCTGTAGGAAAATAATATGAAAATTAGAGACTTAGCCGAAGGTAATCCTTATGATGACGACTATCATTTCAGTCGTACGGGCTTTGGTCGTCCTCGTAGAGAAATTGATGACGAAGCTAACTTAATGTACATCTATAGAGATGGTCGATTAAAACAAAAAATGATCGACAATCGTGATGAGCGCAGTGCTCATGCTGAAGGGTTTAGAGGTACTCATGAAGCCGCACTTAAATTACATGGAATCATCCGTAGTAAATTTAATCCTAAAAAATGGGTTCAAAAACAAGGCACACAATGGGTTGAAGTTCATCCATTCGGTAAACCAGAAGCGATAAAAGAAACAGCCAGTGTCGGAGCAACTAGTAGCGCAAACATCGCTACAGTAGCTAATCCAGACCAAGCATATAACAAAAAACCAGTAAAAAGCGTAAATGCATTAGATCAAGACGAAGTAAGTTTATTCGGTGCACCTATGGAAACTGTCAAAAATACAGCGGGTAAAAAAGCCGCTATCATCAAAAGACGATAAATATAATAAGATAAACGGAGTATACTCATGCCACTAGAATTAGACCAAAACACACAAAACATGTCACAATCAACTGACACCCCTATCGGATTAGATAGCGGAGAAGTAGATCACGAAGGCGGAATGGCCAAGCAAGATCTAACAAAAATTGCATCTTACGCTGAAAAGCTAGATGCTAGATTACAAGATACTGACCAATTAGAAGCGTGGGTGCAGAAGAAAATTGCTGTTGCCGCTGAAAATCTAGCTTCAGTATACCACTATCTAGCATATGAGATGACAGTTAATGAATATGCTGAGTACTTAAGAAAAAATGGTCTATTAAGTGAAGGTGCTAATTCTCCGGCTGTTCGTAAACTAATGGAAGCTAAGGCTAAGATTAAAGAACTTAAGAAAGCACAAGTTGAAAAGAAATCTGAAAAGAAAGTTGCTGAAGGTGTACTAAGTGGTGGTGAACGTCCTTGTACAGAATGTGGCGGCACAGGTATGGTTTACGAAGAGCCTAAAGCAATTCCACATGCCGTTAAAGGTAAAGTTGCCAAGTACAATACAATGATGAAAGCTACCAAAGCCGCTCACAAGCGTATGGATGCTAATCATAATGGTATTCCAGACGAAGATGAGATCGAAGAAGATACAACTAAAACTACAAAGACTCAGCATGGTACAGCTACATCAACATTTGATGATGACGGCAAGCGTAAAGGTGTAGTTCATAAAGACGAACGCAAATACTCAGACGGCGGTGATGATATTGCTGTTGATGCCAGATCTGGTAAAGGTACTAAGAGCCATGCTAAGTCACAGTCAGCCGCTGAAAAGAAAGAAAAAGCTCCTGCACAAAAACAAAGTCCTAAGAGTGCTAAAACTTGGGGAATGAAAAACAGCGAAAAGTTTGACAACCGTGATAAAGAAAAAGAAGTTGACGAAACATACGGTCAAGGTGTTTACGAAGCCAAAAAGAAAGGCGACGGCAATCTAGCTAACAATGCTAAACCATACGACAAGATTACTAAAGGTGATGTTATCGCTGGACGTCTTGGTAAAGACGAAAAGGGTGGCAAGGCTAAGAACGTTAAAGAAGCAGCCGCTATGTGGAAGAACATTAAAGAAACTACTGCTTACATTGCTGAAAAAGCAAAGGCCGCTAAGAAGAAAGAAAAAGTTACAGATGAAAATTTAGTAGTAGTTCCAAATCCATCAGGTGCTAAGAGTGCAGACGACGCTAAAAAATTAGGCGCGATGATGCCAGCACCGGCAGGTAAGAAAGATCCAATTGGTACTAACGAATCGAGTGATTTTACACGTATGCAAGATCAACTAGCTCGTTTAAATCGTAGCGAAACTAAATCTACAATCAACGAAAGTAGTGATGTAAATCGCATCCGTGCATTAGCTAACTTGTTCAAAGGTTAATACTATGGATTTAAAAGTAAACGGTTTGTATCTATCTGAAGCTATTCTACAAGAGTTTGGCCTAGGTGAAGCTCCGTATGTTAATCCTCAAGAAGTTGAATTACAAAAACTTTTTACTAGTGCAACTGAGCCGTGGGAAAAAGCACACTACGAGTGGCGCATTAAAAGATTGCAAGATCAAACTGCATTAGCTGGAGAGCCAGGTGCCGGAAACGGACCACCTGTTGACAGCAAAGGCAATTTAATTCCAGTACTACCTGCTAGAGAGTGGATCAAAAAAAATCCAAACATAGTTAAAGAAATGCCAAACGAAGCATTGCCTCCAGAGTTACGTAAGCCAGGAGTTGTTGATAAGATCAAAGGTGCATTCGGTATTAACGAAAGCACTGACTTCGATAGAATTAAATCTTTAACAAGTCGAGTATTAAGAGGTTAATACAATGGATATGAAGCGCATACTACAGGCGATGGACGGAGTTTCTACAAAACCTGTAGAAGGTAGTGATAGCATGTCAAAGTTTCTACGTGTTGTTACAGAAGCTGAAATGAATCAACCAGTAGCGCCGACTGCTCCAGTAGCACCTACTGCACCTGCACAACCACAAGCAACAGCGGCACCTGCACAACCACAAGTTGATCCAGCAAATTATAAAGTACCAAGCGTTGATTTTTTAAAGAAAAATTATAAACATCCAGCTGACATTATCAATGGTGCTTCACCATCAAGTTCCGATCCTACTAGAATTGGAGCATGGGAGCAGGGTAGTGACTTTGATGAGTTAATGATGGCACTAAATGGATCTTACTATCAAGCACGTCAAGCTGATCCTAATTATAAACAACCAGCATTTGTCAAAGATGACTGGGAATTAGTGCAAAGATTATTAGGAACACCTGAAGGTAAAGAGTACGCTATCGCTAACTGGATCGGTCTAAGCGATATTAACGACACTTCCCCTGAAGCAGAATTTAATCGTGCTCAACATAAAGAATTTGAAAAACAAGCTAATGCTAAAATATTAGCACAGAAAAGTAATGTAATTAAACCTGGTTGGAAGTATGATCAGGAATTAGGAATGACTCCTGCACAAGCAGAATTGAAAGCTAAACAAGCAACGCAACCACAACAACCTGCTACTGTACAAGAATCTATAGATAAATTCTTATCTATCGTAAAAAAGAACGATGTTAGTATCCTTAATGAAGGGTCTAATCCGCATAAGGTAGCATTACCAGTACAAATGGCAATGCAACATTATCAACAATCTGATACATCCGAATCAAAGAATTCTAGCTTACTTAAAAAATATTTCCATGAAGTTGAAAACGAAATCAACGAGCAAGCTACTAATAAACGTCAGTTGATGAATCAATATGCTAGTACGATTGCTAAACGTGTGCTAGTAAAAGAATCCAAAAAAAAAGTTCTAAGTGAAGGCGAGTTAGAAGTACTACGTCCATCTAATAATACGGATGACTACGATTCAGTTCAATTTAGAATTGATGGTAAAACAGTAGAACACGGTAGTGAAGAATTTGACTACTATTACAAATTAGTCTTTAAAAAAGATCCTCCAGAAAAAGCAGACGACTTTGTCGATACCTTAAAAGGTATGATGGGTAAAGATCACGGTAGTATGGGTGCAGATCCACGTACAGATTCAGAGAACGATGTACAGGACGGTGACGTTATTATTCCTTCGCATGAAAAGGGTCATTGGGTTAGAATCAAAGACCTTGTTGAAATGCCAGCACACCTGCGTAATGATCCTGATGGGCATACTATTATCCCACACGGTGGAATGGGATCAGGAAAAGAAGAAACTTGGAAAAATGTTAGTACTAGAAAATTACAGCAGGTAATCGATATGATCAATTCTGGCAATTATTCTGGGGCAGAACATACTCTTTATAAAGCAGGATTTTTACAAGGTGCTGTACAAGCCCTAGCTCGCTACGAAGAATTCAAGGCTAAACAAGGCAAGCGTCGAATGAAAGCCGGACGTGAAGTCGAAATCGGAGAAGGCGCATTAAGTAAAATTTTTAGCAAGTATATTGCCAAAGGTACGCCCGATGAAGTTAAATTAAGTGGCGGATTATACAATAATCGTGACCAAAAGGTATTTCAACAGTTTGGTGCATTTCCTGATGAAAAAGCCGCTCAAGAGTTTGTTAGAAGAAATAACATACAAGATCCAATGATTGATCCGATCCAAAAATCAACTGTTGATCCTCAACTCAAATCGCAATTTGAGTCACTTTTATCCAAATTCTAAATCAACCAATATCAACATAAACTGTTGACAAACGGTGATATATATCATATAATAGGCTTATAGTTAAGGAGACTTACATGTCAGGACGTTCATACGGTGCAGAAGAAAAGGCAAAATTGGAAAGATTAATCAGTGAAGGCTCGACAGTATTACGAGAAATTGAAGACTTATCAGTAGGCTTGAAAGAAACAGTTAAGGCAGTGGCAGAAGAACTCAACGTGAAACCCAGCGTTATCAATCGTGCTATTAAGATTGCACACAAAGGTGACTGGTCAGCTCATAATGAAGATTGGGCAGAAATTGAAGCAATTTTAGATATTACTAAAAAGATCTAATAAGTAGTATAAAGAAAGGTCGGCGGGCCATAAATCGCACAGTTGGTATTTGCAAGCCGTAAATTGCAAGAGGAAAATATATGAGCTATGTAGACGCATGGTTTGACCGCGAAAATGACATCATTAAAGTGGTTGAACGCAATAAGAAGGGTGAACGGGAATTTAAGAATATTCCAGTACGACACACTTTTTATGTAAAAGACCCTAAGGGCAAACATCAATCAATTTATGGAGATCCTGTTCAACGGATTGTCTGTAAAAACACAAAAGAACTACGTAAAGAACAAGCAATCAATTCAGGTAAGCAGTTATTTGAATCAGACATTAATCCTATCTTTGTAACATTAAGCGAACACTATCTAAATCAAGACGCACCAAAACTCAATGTAGCGTTTTTCGATATTGAGGTAGACTTCGATCCAGAACGTGGCTATGCTAGTCCAGACGATGCATTTATGCCAATTACTGCGATTGCTGTCTACTTACAATGGTTAGATACCATGGTTTGTTTAGCTATCCCTCCTAAGAAACTTAGTATGGAAGAAGCTAAGGAAATGGTTAAGGAATTCCCTAACACATATTTGTTTGATAACGAAGCTGACTTATTGAATATGTTTCTTGACTTAATACAAGATGCTGATGTGGTTAGTGGTTGGAACTCAGAAGGATTCGATATTCCTTATACAACTAACCGTGTTATCAAAGCATTGAGTAAAGAAGACACTAGACGGTTTTGTTTGTTTGATCAATTCCCTAAACGTAGAGAATATGAAAAGTTTGGACGTCAAAGTGTTACATATGACTACATCGGTCGTGTACATTTAGATTATCTCGAACTGTATCGCAAGTATACATACGAAGAACGACATTCATATCGACTAGACGCTATTGCAGAATATGAATTAGGTGAGCGTAAAACGCAATATGAAGGCACACTTGATCAATTATATAATAATGATTTTAAAACATTCGTTGAATATAACATTAACGACTGTATGCTTCTTGAAAAATTAGATAGAAAATTAAAATTCATGGACCTTGCTAATACACTGGCACATGAATGTACTGTATTGCTACAAACTACAATGGGTGCTGTAGCTGTTACTGAACAAGCTATTATTAACGAAGCTCACAGACGCAATATGCAAGTGCCTAATCGTCCTAAAATGGATGAGCGTGAAAACAATGCCGCGGCAGGTGCGTATGTTGCATATCCTAAAGAAGGTATTCATGACTGGATTGGTTCTTTAGACATTAACTCACTATATCCAAGTGCCATTCGTGCGCTTAATATGGGTCCAGAAACTATTATTGGACAGCTACGCCAGACTATGTCTGATGAATTTATCGAAGCACAGATGGCAAAAGGCAAGAGCTTTGCGGCCGCTTGGGAAGGTATCTTCGGTAGTTTAGAGTATACTGCTGTAATAGAACAACAAATTGGTACGGATATTACTATCGATTGGGAAAATGGTGACACCGACGTATTAAGTGCCGCAGAAGTATACCGATTAATATTTGAAAGTAATCAGCCTTGGATGCTGAGTGCTAACGGAACTATCTTTACACACGAACGTGAAGGTATTATTCCTGGTTTGTTAAAGCGTTGGTATGCTGAACGTAAAGAAATGCAAGCCAAGCTAAAAGAAGCAATCAAAGCAGGTAATAAAATTGAAGAAGAATACTGGGACAAGCGACAACTAGTTAAGAAGATTAACTTGAACAGTTTGTATGGTGCTATTTTGAATCCAGGTTGTCGTTTCTTTGACAAACGTATCGGACAATCAACAACACTCACTGGTCGACAAATTGCCAAACATATGGCAAGTAAAGTAAATGAAATCGTTGCAGGTGAATATAACCATACAGGCAAAGCAATTATCTATGGCGACACTGACTCCTGTTATTTTTCAGCGTATAAGACACTACAAAAAGAGATCGATAGTGGTATTATTCCATGGACTAGAGAAAATGTAATCCAACTTTATGACCAAATTGGTGAAGAAGTTAATACAACGTTCCCACAGTTCATGTTGGATCAATTCCATGTGCCAAAGACTCGTGGTGAAGTTATTAAAGCAGGTCGAGAAATTGTTGGCAGTAAGAGCTTGTTTATTACCAAAAAACGTTACGCAGTGCTTTACTATGATAAGGAAGGCAAACGTGCAGACGTAGACGGCAAACCAGGTAAGATCAAGGCCATGGGCTTAGATTTGAAGCGTAGTGACACGCCGGAATTCATTCAGAACTTCTTAAGTGATGTACTCGAAATGGTATTGATGGGCAAGACTGAACAAGAAGTTTTAGATCATATAACTGCATTTAGAACATTGTTTAAAGGAAGACCTGGATGGGAAAAAGGTTCGCCCAAACGTGCTAACAATATTACAGAATACGAAGCCAAGGAAAAGAAAGCTGGCAAAACTAACATGCCAGGTCATGTTCGCGCAAGTATTAACTGGAATACATTGAAGCGTATGTACAATGACAAATACTCTATGGGCATCACCGATGGTCAAAAAGTTATTGTATGTAAACTTAAACCTAATCCATTAGGATTTACTAGTGTTGCATATCCAGTAGATGAATTGCGTTTGCCGCAATGGTTTAAGGACTTGCCGTTTGACCATGCTGAAATGGAACAGACTATTATCGACAACAAATTAGATAACTTAATCGGTGTTCTAAAATGGGATATCAATAGTACTGAAGAAAAAAATACATTTAATTCACTTTTTGAGTTCTAATATGAAAATTATAATTGCAGGATATGGATTTGTAGGTAGTGCTGTTGCTAATTCTTTTAAAGAAAAACACGATGTTATCGTAGTTGATCCTAAATATACAGATGCTAAAATTATGGATCATCATGATGCAGATGGGATTATCATTTGTGTCGGTACGCCTAGTACACCACGTGGCGGTTGTGATAGCAGAGATGTATGCGGAGTGCTTGACGAAGTTCCAGAGTCAATGCCAGTATTGATTAAAAGCACTATCAGTGTTGATGTTATCGAAGCACTAGAAGCAATTTACCCTAGACATAATATTTGTTATAGTCCAGAATTTTTACGAGCCGAATCTGCTAGTAATGATTTTGCCAAACAGTCATATATGATTTTAGGTGGCAATGATACTAACGAACACTGGGGTAATATTTTCAGAACTGCATTGCCAAAACTTAAAACTGTATTTTACTGCTCTACTAGAGAAGCAAGTATTACAAAATATAGTATCAATTCGTTTTTAGCAACCAAAGTTGCATTCTTTAATCAAATATACGATATATGTCAGTCTAATAATATAGATTATGACGTAGTAAGAACCTTAATCACCTTAGATAATAGGATCGGTGCTTCACACACCCTAGTACCAGGTCCCGACGGTGAAAGAGGATTTGGCGGTGCATGCCTTCCTAAGGATACAGAATCATTTAAGAAACATGCCAACGACCTAAATACACCTATTACTATATTAGACTCAGCAATTGAGTATAATAAAACGGTAAGAAAAAACTTGACATTGTCATAAAAACCTATATAATAAACAAACACGGAGAATCATATGAAAAACTTTTTACAAGACCTAGTAGCACATACACACAGTTTGGGCTTCCTACCTTTGGTCAAGGTAACTGCAACTAACTCAGAGACTAAAATTGAATCAATGGCTGAGGATCGTTCAGTTATCCTCAATGCTAAGACACATAATCCAGTAGACAACTTTGAAGGTACATTTGGTATGCCTAACTTAAACAAGTTGGACTTACACTTGAAGTGTCCAGAGTACAAAGAAGGTGCTAGT